GGTCGGCGCACGCGCGGCGCTCACCTGCCTAAAAAATAGTAAACATGGGGGTTGACGTATGTTGGAAAAGCCGGGCGACTATAAACCAAAGTTTATTTTCTCCACGGGCGACGTGTGTGAGATTCTTGGCGTCTCCCGGCAGACCCTCTCTGACTGGAAAAAAGACGATTGTCCCTTCCTTGGTAGGGGGAAATGGGACCTCGCTGCCGTGGTCCAGTGGGACCGTGGGCGCTTCGCGAACCGGCAGGTCACCCCGGAGGAAACGGGGATAAAACTCCGGAAGCTCCAGGCGGACACCCTGTTCCGCGAAGAGCGGGCGAAGAGGGAAAAGATTATGCGCGAGGCCCTAGAGGACCTCTATTTTCGGAAAGAGGACGTGGAGGACGCCTGGGCCATGCGCGCACTGGAGGCGAAGTCCACGTTCATGCTCTTCGCGAAAGTCCTCCCTATGGAGCTGGCCGGGAAGACGGAGCAGGAAATGGAAGCCATCATCGCGGAGCGGGTGAGGGAGGTGCTATCGGACTATGCGCGGGGCGAAAAATACACTCCCGATCCCAAGACGGCTGCCAAAAGAAACCATGGCGTGGACGCCGCCGGAAAAACTCCTCGTAAGCCAGTGGGCAGACCGAAATCGCATCCTGGACGCAAAAACAAGCGCGATGCCGGGAAGGTGGAGAACTGACGTTGTCCCTTACCTGCGGGACATTATGGACTCGTTTACCGATCCGAACGTGGAAACCATCACCCTCTGCACGGCTACACAGGTCGGAAAAAGCGAGGCACTGAACAACTGCCTTGGGTACGCCATCGCGCAAGATCCCGGGAGCTCTCTAGTCGTCTACCCGACGCTCGACCTGGGCGAGTACACGTCAAAAAACCGGATTCAGCCCATGATAGAGTCCAGTCAGGTGCTCCGGGAGCGGTGGGACCGGCAGAGATCGGAAATCCTCGAGCTCCAGTTTGCCGGGGCGTACGTCTGTCTGTCCGGTGCGAATTCTCCCGCGTCCCTCGCCTCGAGGCCAATCAGGTATCTGTTCCTCGACGAGGTGGACAAATTCCCTGCCTTTACGGGTGAGGAAGCAGATCCTATCAGCCTGGCCAGGGAGCGTACGAAAACATTCCGGGCACGAAAGATTTTACAGGCTAGTACTCCCACAACTGAGCGGGGCCGCATCTGGAGAGAATATGAGAGCGCTGACGTCCGGCGCTCTTTTTTTGTGCCGTGCCCTCACTGCGGCCGCATGCAAAAACTCATTCTGGCGCAGGTTAAGTGGCCGGAGGAGGTCAGGACGGCGAAGCGCGAGGCGAAGGGCGACCCGCTGAAACTTCACGACGCGGCGGAAAGGGCTCTCTCGTCATCGTGGTACGAGTGCCAGTATTGCGGCGGGCTCATAGACGACTCAGATAAATTGGACATGCTCAGAAAAGGGGAGTGGAGAGACGACCGGGCGACGGCGACGCCTCCCCGCCACGTCGCATTCCACCTGTCGTCCATCTACTCCCCCTTCGTCAGTTTCGGGCAGGTCGCCTCGGAGTTCCTTCAGTCCGAGGAATTTCCCGACCGGCTCAGAAACTTCATAAATAGCTGGCTCGGCGAGCCATGGCGTGATACCCGTGTGGAGGTCAAGGGGCAGGAACTACTTGCCCAGGAGGGGGATTACCACCTCGGCGAGGTCCCTGCGGAGGCGCATTTTCTGACTGCCGCCGTGGACGTACAGCTCGATCATTTCTGGTGGGAGGTAGTTGCGTGGGGCGTCGGCGCATCCTCGTGGATCGTCGATTTCGGCAGGGCTGAGAGCTGGGAGAACCTCGAGGATATTATCGTTAACCGGCAATACCCGGTGAAGGGCGGCGGGTTGAAGCAGGTCCGCCTGTGCGGCGTGGACTCCGGCTACCGGGCGGACGAGGTTTACCAGTGGTGCACTGCCCATTCCGACGTCGCAAAACCCGTCAAGGGCGCATCCCAGAGCCTCGGAGGGCGATTCTACAGCGTTTCCAGCCTGGACAAAGAGGGCTGGGCCGGTCTGAAACTCCTGATCACGGACACGGACTACTGGAAAGACTATGTTTTCGGACGGCTCCGCAGGACGCCGGGCTCTCCCGGGGCCATGCATGTACCGCAAAACTGCCCGGAATACTGGGCTGCGCATATGACAAGTGAACAAAAAACAGTCGAACGGAATAGGAAAACAGGCAAAGAGCGGGAAGTTTGGGTAAAAATCAGCCAGCACGCCCCGAACCACCTCCTGGACTGCCTCGTGTACAGTACCCTCATGGCGGAGCTCTGCGGCGTTCGATATCTGAGCGACGTCCAGGAGCAGCACAGACAGCAGGAGGTCGAACCGGAGCGCCCTACAGGGTCGTGGCTCGGCCACCGGAAGAGCTGGCTCCGCCGATGACACACACCGCACCGGGCGTATCGCTACCTTGACGCCGGGTTCCTAGACCGCTCCCCAGGGCGGTCTTTTTTTATGCCTATTCTACGAGCCGCAAATCATCTTGTGGCTCGTGGACGGGCTTTTAGTCATCACAAATCAAGCCGTATCTTCGGAGGCGGCTTTTTTATTGACTCCGGAAAGGGGGTGAAGGCCATTTGACGTTACAGGATGAGCTCAAACAGTGCGAAGAGTGCGTTCAGTCGATCCTGAGCGGAGCGCAGGAATACCGGATCGGCGGGAGGCTGGTGCAGCGTCCTCCTCTGGACGTCCTCTACAGGCGCATCGACTACCTGCGGGGGCAAATCGCTGCGGAAACGTATGGAACGACGGCATACGCGACATGGCCGGGGCGATGATCAGGAAACTATGGAACTGGATCAAGCGCCTGGCGGCGTACGACGGGGCGAGCCTCGACAGGCCGCAGGGAGGATGGAGACCGGTCACGGGCAGGGCTCCGGAGGAGATAGACAAGCCAGAGCGCCAGCTGCTCATTGACCGTGGGAGGGACCTCGAGCGCAATTCCGACATCATCGTCGGGGCCATCGAGGCGATATTGCGTAACAGCATCGGCTACCAGGGCATCATTCCACAGGCGCACGTTCTGAAAGCCGGAGGGCAGGACGACGAGAAGAGGAACGACGCCATTGAAGAACTTTGGAAGCAATGGACGCGGCAGGAAAACTGCGACATCGCCGGGGTGTCCACCTTCGCCGAGCTGCAGGCCCTTGTGCTCCGGCGCCGGATCGTGGACGGAGAGGTATTTGTCCGGAAAATCTGGCTGAAGAGCAGCAAGGAAAACCCGTTCCCGCTCAGACTTCAGGTGATGGAACCGGACCAGCTGGACAAAACCATCACGGAGCACTCGGGAAGAAAAGTCTACGACGGAATAGAAGTCGACGAATACCTGCGGCCGGCGGGGTATTGGTTCCGTCCTGATCCCATGGACCAGGCGGGTGATTCCGTGCGCGTCGACGCGCAGGAGGTGATCCATCTCTGGCATCGCAAACGCGCCTCGCAGATCCACGGGGTCAGCGAGCTCGCGGCGATAATGCGGAGGGCGAAGGACTCGGGGGAATATTTGGACGCAGAGCTGATGGCGGCCCGTATCGCCGCCTGTTTCGCCATTTTCATACGCAGAGACAACCCCGGCGGGATGCTCGGGCGAGCGGACAAGCACGTCGACGGCAAGCCGGTTCAGGAAATCGCCCCCGGGATGATCGCGTATCTGGCACAGGGGGAGACTCCCGTCGAGGCCCGTCCGGACCACCCGAACGGCAACTCGAAGGATTTTCTCGCCCTGCAGCAGCGGCTTGTCGGCGCAGGGACCGGACAAAGTTACGAGGTGACCTCCCGGGACATGTCCCAGGTCAATTACAGTTCGGCCCGGCAGGGGCATCTGGAGGACCGCAAAACCTACGGCATCTTCCAGCAGTACATGGTCGACCACTTCTGCCGTCTGATCTGGGAGTCATTTGTTGAATCCGTGGTCCTGTCAGGGGCACTCAAGGTCAGCGACTTCCACGGCAAACGCGAGCGGTACGTCAGCGCGCGGTGGATCCGCCCGGGGTGGGAATGGGTCGACCCGCTGAAAGAGGTCCGGGCATCCAGCGAGGCGCTCCAGATCGGGGCAACGACGCTTGAAGAGGTCTGCGGATCAAAGGGCCTCGACTGGCAGGAGGTGCTCCGGCAGCGGGCACGCGAACAGAAGTACGCCGAGGAGCTTGGCGTGAAACTCGGTGAACTGCCGCCGCAGGAACTATCGGCAGATGAGAAGGAGGAATGACATGAGCGCGGCAAAAAAGCCGGAGGAGCGGCGGAGAGAGCCGTTTTTCCGTGAATTGAGCATTGGGGACTCCATCGACGCCGAAAAGCGCACGGTG